CGCCCCGCCGGGGGGTGGGAGGGGATGCCCCCGCGCCAGGGATACCTGCCCTGCTCGGCCCCGCCATGGGGATCGGGCAGGCCGTTGCCGGCCGGCACGTCCATCAGCATCAGCGGATAGAGCGTCACCCGCAGCCCCCGCGCCTTGAGGTCGGCGATGGCGGCCAGCACGCTCGCGTCCGAGGGGGTGCCGCCATAGGCCGGCCCGCCGGCATGGGTGGAGACGACCGGCACCTGCCCGCGCGACAGCCCGGCCACGCTCCAGCTCGTGCCCTCGACCGTGCGCGCCGCCGCCTCGACGCGCGGCGACACCGTGCACTGGGCGCAGCGCAGATCGTCGCCGAACCAGGAGACCACCAGCGCCACGTGCTCGAGCGCCGGGCACAAGTCCTGCAATTCGTCGATGGAGACCGTCCAGTCGCTGGTGCCGGCGGCCAGGTGGGCGTTCTCGCTCACCCCCTGCCCCGGCCCGACCAGGCGCAGGCGCGGCGTGGGGTCGTAGCCGAACTCGGTGGCGCCGGGGATCACCGTCACCGCCCGGATGGACGGCTCCAGTTCCCCCACCACCCGGCAGAGCTCGGCCGAGATCTGCGGAATGCGGTTGCCGAAGCGGCGCAGCGGCAGGTTCTCGACCACGAGGTAGCAGAGGCCCCGATAGGCGGGGGCGTTGCCCGGCCCCTGCGTCGCCTCGATCAGGCTGTCGGGCAGCTGGTCCTCGTCGCCGTGGTAGAAGCGCAGGGTGAGCCCGCGCGTGTCCAGCAGCTGTCCGTCGGCCCAGATGCGGCCCAGCCGCGCCACCCGCCCCTCGCAGAAGCCGATGGCGAAGCTGGCGCCGATCTCCTCTTCCTCCTCGCCGCCGCCGAAGCCCTTGGCGCCGGCGGTCTCCCCGCCCAGCCGCTCCAGCTCCCGCGCCCAGATGATGTTGCCCGCAAGCCGTCCCCAGCCATAGAGGCGGGGAATGGGCGCGCCCTCCGCCGAGCTGCCCAGCCGGATGTCGAAGGCGGGCGCCTCCGGCTTGTCGCCGAACAGCCAGCCATCGACCACGCTGCCCGCCAGCGCCCCCAGCGCCCGCCCCATGGTGGCGCCGAGCGGCCCGCCCACCAGCGCGCCGGCAAACTGCCCGGCGACCGAAAGTGCCAGAGTGGCCATGAATGATCCTTGTGGTTCGAGAATGCCGGCGGCCGTTCCTCTCCCCTAAGGGGAAAGGAATGGAGCTTCCGCGTTCGGCGGAAGATCAGGGTGAGGAAGAGCTACGCTCGAATGGCCTTCTCGCGCGCCGGATGCGGCGTCGCCGGCGGAAACCGGAACCGCCCGCTCACCCGCCGCGCCCAGGCGCGGGTCAGGTTCGCCTCCACCACGCCCAGCCGTTCCTGCGCATGGATGAAGCGGTCCGGGGCGACGAGGATGCCGCAATGCTTGGCCTCGGCCAGCCCGCCCAGGGTGAACAGCACCACCTGCCCCGCCGCCGGCGGCCCGGTCTCGGCCAGCAGCAGCAGTTCGGCCGCCCGCCGCAGCGCCCCGGCATGGGCGGGGTCGCGCATGTCGGCCCGGTAGGCCGGCACGGCCATGGGCTCGGTGCCATAGAGCGTCCGCCACACGCCGCGCAGCAGGCCGAGGCAATCGCAGCCGGCGCCCCGCGTCGCCGCCCGGTGGCGATAGGGCGTGCCCAGCCATGGCCGCGCCGCCGCCACCACCGCCTCGGGGGTCACTTGACCACCGCCCGTCCGTCCAGCGCGTCGCCGTGGCGCGGATGGCGCAGCACGTAGTCGCTGCCCGGGATGTGCGGAAAGCCGCGGAAGCCGGCGGCATTGGCGAACTTGGCCCTGCAGGTGGCAAAGCGCCGGTCGCAGCCGGCGGTCACCGCCAGCACGTCGCCGGGCGCCACCCAGTCGCCCACCCGCTCGGCGAAGCCGAGGCTGTCGCCCTCCGCGCCGCGCCGGTGCGACAGCACCGCATCGGTCAGGCCCGCCCGCCTGCCGTCCGTCCAGCGGCCCGTGCCGAAGGCGAACCAGCCCGCCTCGAAGCCGGCAAGGCCGGCGACCGAGAGATGGAAGGCGTCCGCGACGGCGACTACCGTCGCCGTGCCGGAGAATTCCGGCCGGCCGAGATCGACCCCGCAGCGGGCGTCGCCCACCGCCGCGTCGCACAGGCCCTGGTAGAGCCGTCCCCGCGTCACGTTCAGCGCCTGCTGCGGCGAGCGCAGCTCGGCGCGGAACACCCCGTCCTCGCGCACGATCTCCCCGATCGTGTCCACCCGGAGCAGCAGCGCCTGGGCCGGGTCGGTCCAGTTGACCGTCCAGCTTTCCACCCGCGCCCCGTCATAGCGGCCGAGCAGGATGTCGTCCTCGGCGATGGCGGCGCTGTCGAGCACGCCCAGCACCTCGCCGGTCTCCACCTGCGCCCCGAGCCGCGCCGGCACGTCGCCGCCGTCGAGCCCGTGGACCGGCGCGCAGGGGGTGCCGTCCACCGTCAGCATGCGGTCGTGGTCGGTGAAGCCCAGCACCGTCCCGTCGGCGCGGATCACCCGCCAGCAGCGCGCCAGCGTCGTCTCGCCCTGCGCCAGATGCGCGGCCAGCCCGGCCTCTATCGTCCTCATGGCAGGATCTCCACCAGCGGAATGTCGGGCGCCTCGGCCGCGTCGAAGCCGGCGAGCGCGATGTCCAGCCGGTCGCTGTCGAAGCGCACCGGCACGTCGAACAGGAAGCCGGCGGTCACCGTCGCCCCGTCGGCCGGCGCGGCGGCGAAGCCGACCACGCCGGTGGCGGGGTCCACCGTCCAGCCGCTCGTCCGCTCGGCGCCGTTCACGGCCACGCGCACGCTGCCGGCCACCGGCTTCAGGATCGGCCGCAGATAGGGGTCGAAGGCGGCGCCGTAGCGCTTGACCAGCTGGAAGCCGGTGCGCGTCCCGTCCCCCACACCGATCGCCTGGTCGGTCGGGGTCGGCACGCCGCCATTGGAGGAATGGTCGAGCCCGTCGCGCCACAGAAAGCCGTGCAGCCGGCCGCGCCGCTCCTCGAAGAAGGCCAGAACCGCCTGCATGTCCGCCCGCGACTTGATGCCGTAGCCGGCATTGTAGCGCCGCCGCGAATGCGCCCAGCGCCCGTTGCGCTGCTCGCCGCCGCCGGCCAGCGTCACCACGTCGGTCCGCCGTTCCGGCCCGCCCCGCGCCCCCAGCGCGATGTCGAGCGGAAACCGCACATGATGAAAGGCCATGGTCTCAGCTCCCCCGCGTGCCGCGCCGCACCGCCCGCAGCAGCATGGCGCTCACCTCCGCCTCGCTCGCGGCGAAGCTGCGGGCGTCGGTGGCGGTGACGTTGAAGGTCACCTGCACCGTGCCGCCGCCGCCGGCGACGCCCAGCCGCCCGTCCGGCCCGCGCCGCAGCGGCATGATCGCCTCGGGTCCCGCCTCCCCGGCGAGGCCCAGCCCCGCGCCCAGCGGAAAATAGCTCGGCGCCGCGATCACCCCGCCCTTGGCGAAGGGCGTCACCCCGCCCAGCGCCGGATTGGTGGCGGCGAACAGGTTCTCCACCAGCCCGCCGACCAGGTTGCCGAGCGGCCGGATCGCCGCCTTCAGCGCGATGTCGGCGAAGGCCCGGGCGATGTCGGACAGCACCGAGCGGAACGAGCGGCCCTCGGTCAGCGCGCCGCGAAAGGCGGTGCCGACGCTGCGCGCCACCCCGTCGGCCAGCTCGCCGATGCGTTCGAGCTCGGCGGAGACCCCGCCCAGCTCGTCGCGAAAACCGTCGCTGAACAGGTCACCGGTCATCGGGAAAGCGCTCCATCAGTGTTTCGAGGCCCTGCCGGTCCATCGGCCGGGTGCGGTCGCCCATCAGCGCGCCCCAGGCCGAGGCCAGCTCGCGCGGGGTCATCTTCCAGAAGGCTTCGGGCGGCAGGCGCAGCACGCCCAGCCCGAAGCGCATGGCATCCCGCCAGGGAAAGGGCGTCATTCGCCGTCTCCGAAGGTTGCCCGCAGCAGCCGCACCGCGATGTCGGCGGCGCCGCGCAGCCCGCCCTCGATGCTCATGCGCGCCAGCTCGTCGTCGCTCACCGCCGCGCCGCCGCCGCGCAGCCCGGCGCCGAGGATGGCGGTCAGGTCCCGCGCCGACACCCGCCCCTCGGCGAAGCGCTCGGCCAGCCCCGCTAGGTCCCCGGCCCCCAGCCGCGCCTCCAGCTCGGCCAGCGCCCCCAGCGTCAGGCACAGCGTCCGCACCTCGCCCCCGATCTCGGCGGCGATCTCGCCGCGATGGATATTGGTCATGGCAATCATCCTCCAGCCCACAACGCCGTCATCCCTACGCCGCCGCGAACGTCACTTCCCCCGCGCTCTCCAGTGCCAGCTCGAAGGTCACCTCCCCGGCATGGTCGGCCGAGAACTCCAGCGCCACGATCTGGAACGGGCCCGCCACCGTGCCGAAATGCGGCAGGATGAGCTGCCAGTTGCGGATGGTGCCGGCGAAGAACAGGCTGCGGATCTGCGCGTCGGACGCCTGGTCCTTGAACACGCCCGAGCCCGAGACCGAAGCCCGCTTCACCCCGCCGCCCGCCAGCAGCTCGCGCCAGCGCCCGGCGCTTTCCTGGTCGGTGGTGTCGACGCTGGCGGCGTTGAAGCTCAGGCTGCGCGTGCGCAGCCCCGCCACCGTCAGAAAACTGCCCGACCCGCTCTGGTCGAGCTTCAAAAGCATGTCCTTGCCGCTCTGGGCTGCCATTCTCTTCTCCTATGCGGGATGCGCGGGCACCATCTCGTCAGGACCACCGCCCGCGAGCGCCGTGCCGGGTTACTCGCTCAGAAACCGCAGCGTCACCGCCGCCCGTGCCTGTCCGGTGGCGGCGTCGATTGCCGTCTCGGTGCGCACATGCTCGGCATGGGTCACCGCGAGGCCCGCCGGCGCCGGCGCCAGCCCGGCGGCCACCACCCGTGCCGCGATGTCCAGGGCCGCCCGGCGGCTGGGCTGGTCGGCCCAGCAATGCAGCAGCACGCGGTGCTCCTGGCCCGGCGTGCCGTCGCCGTCGCGCTGGCGCGTGTCGTGCCGCTCGATCACCACATAGGGCGCCGGCCGGCCGGGGGGCGGGGCGTCGAACACGCCCCCGGACCCGATCAGGGCCGCCAGCGGCGCGTCGGCCTCCAGCGCCGCCACCAGCGCGGTCTGCAACTCGACGATCGGATGCATGGGCTACCCCGTGAAGCTGGTTTCGCTGCAGGCGCAGGCGAGATAGGCCCGGCGCCCGTTGAGGTCGGCCGTGCTCACCACGTCGAGATTGCGCCCGCGATAGATCAGCCGGTCGCCCGGCGCCACGTCGGTGCGGAAGCGCATCACCACGCTGTGGCTGATGGCCACCATGCGCCCGTCGGCATTGGTGCCCTGCCGCCCGGACAGGCTGCGCACCCGCGCCCACAGGCTGGCGATCGGCACGTAGAGCCGCTCGTGCCCGCCGCCGCCGCCGTCGCTCACGCTCTCGCGCCGGCGCAGTTGCACCCGGTCGGTCAGCGTGCCGACGGGCGGGATGCGTTCCCCGCTCACAGCCGCACCCGCTTGTGGGCGGCCACCATGCGGTCGAAGCCCGAGGGCACCACCGCGCCCGATCCGGCCACGATCACCGCGTCGCGATGCTCGTGCCAGTGCGCCACGAGGCCGAGCACGGCCTGGCGCAGATCGGCCGGCACCACCTCGGGCTCCGTGCCGAAGCCGGCGACATAGTCGATCTCCAGCCCCTGCCGCTCCTGCAGCCGGGGCATGCCGACGACCACGCGCGGCACGATCAGCCGGTCGGGCCCGGAGCGGAACTGGGACAGCCCGATCTCGTGGCTGCCGCCATTGTCGTCGGTCGCCACGATGGCGGTCACCGCGATCAGCGGCGCCACCGGCAGCCGCACCTCGCGGCTCGCCGGCCAGTCGTCGAGGACGATGCGCCAGCTCTGGGCGATCAGCGCCTTGCCGGTCACCCCTTCCACATGCAGCCGGGCCGCCCCGATCAGCGTCGTGATCAGCGCGTCCTCGGCCGCATCGTCCACCCGGAGGAAAGCCTTGGCCTCGGCGAGCGAGACCGGCTCCTCGGCGGGTCCCGCCAGGAGATAGGAGGTCATCTGTTTTTCCTTGCGTTCGCTGCGCCGCCCTTCCCCTCTCCGCGTGCGGGAGAGGGGGAAGACTTTCCGCGTTCAGCGGAAGTCGGGGTGAGGGGTTCCGGCCCCTCAGCTCGTCCCGAACTTCAGCAGCTTGATGGCGTCGAAGTCGGCGATGCCGCCGCCGACGCGCTTGGTGGTGTAGAACAGCACATAGGGCTTGGCGCTGAACGGGTCGCGCAGCACCGACACCCCCTGGCGGTCGACGATCAGATAGCCGCGGCGGAAGTCGCCGAAGGCGATGGAGAAGCTGTTGGCGCCGATATTGGGCATGTCCTCGGCCTCCACCAGCGGGAAGCCCATGAAGCTGGCGCGCCCGTCGGCGGAGGCGGCGGGCTGCCAGAGATAGTTGCCCTCCCCGTCCTTGAGCTTGCGCAGCGCCGCTTGCGTCTTGCGGTTCATCACCCAGTTGGCGTTCTGCCGGTAGCCGGCCTTCAGCGCATAGACGAGGTCGATCAGGATGTCGCTGGCATGGCTGGCGGGCAGCGCGCCGGAAACGCCGGTCGCCAGATAGCCGAGACTGCCCCAGGCCCAGCTCGCCTCCGCCGCCTTGGTGGCGTTGAGGAAGCCGCTCGGCTTGTTGACGCCGTCCCCGGTCACGAAGGCCGTGGTCTCCTGCGCCGCGAAGGCGGCGTTGACCTCGTCGGCGATCCACTGGCCCACATCCACCGCCGCATCGTCGAGGAAGGCGGTGGTCGCCGCCGGCATGGCGTAGAGCTCGGTGGTGGGATAGCTCAGTTCGGCCAGGGTCTGGCTGGTGGTGGTCGGCCGGCTCGCCGTCTCGCCCACCCAGCCGGTCTGCGGCCCGGTCACGGTGATCGGGCGCTTGTAGACCGAGGCCGACACCTGCCGCACGCCGGCGATGGCGCGGATGGGCGAGATATGGGTCATCAGCCGGGTGATCTCGGTCTCGACCTCCGCCGGCACCACATAGCCGCCATCGGCGGCGACGCCCACCTGCAGCGCCTTTTCCTCGCCGCGTTTCACATAGGCGGAGAACGCCTGCTTGTATTCGCCGTCCGGCACGGCGCCGCCCCTGGCCTCGATGGCCGGGCGGGCGCGTTCGGCGGTGATGCGGTCCAGCGCCGCCTTGTGCCCGTCGAGCACGGCGTTGAGCCGGTCCAATTTGCCCTCCAGCAGCCCGTCGGGGGTGCCGCGCTTTTCGATCTCGCCGAGCCGCTGGTCGTTGGTGCGCTTGAATTCCTCGAAAGCGCTCGAGAATTCGGCGAAGAGCGCGGCAATGTCGCCCCCCGCGCCGGCCTTGGTCTCCAGGCCGTCGGTCGTCCGATCCATGTCGGTGTCCTTCTATCGGTTGCGGATGATGCGTGTGGCGGCCGCGATGGCGGCGCCCGCCGAGAGGGGGGAGGCGATGCGCGCATCCTCCATCATCGGAAAGGTCACGATCGAGATCTCGTAGAGGTCGATCTCGATCAGGCGCCGGTGCCCGGTGCCGGGGTCGCGGCTGGCGCGCACGGTGCGGAAGCCGATGGAGAGCCCGTCCAGCGCCCCGTTCCCGATCAGCCGCCGCAGCGCCTCGGCCCGGGGCACGCCCGGCACCAGCCGGCCGCGCACGAACAGGCCGTGGCCGTCCTCGCCCAGCGCTTCCCAGATGCCCACCGGCTCCTTGGGGTCGTGCTGGAACAAGAGGCGGATGCGGCGGCGCCCCGCAAGGCTCCTGGCGAAGGCCCCCGGCAGCACGATGTCGCCGCCCGAGTCGAGCCGGTTGAACAGGCTCGCATAGCCGGCGAAGCGGCCGTCGGCGTCGATGGGGATGGCCGCCATCAGCGCTTGCTCCCGGTGCCCTTGGGCTTGGCCCCTGCGCGCTGCTTGTCGGCCAGCGTGCCCGCCAGGTTCCAGGCGAATTGCCGGAAGGTCTGCTGCGCGGCTTCCCGATTCTGCTTGTCCGTCATCGGCTTAGTCTTCCTTCCTGAACAGTCGATTCAACGAGGCGATCTCCTGCACGAAGTCGTTGAAGTGTTGATTCACCCGCGCCATCTCCCTCAGGCTCCACACGAGCAGGGCGCTCGAACCGCTTGCCCACAGGAACAGCGCCAGATGCGCCAGGTCGCCGCGCTCGATGATGGTCCTCGTCAGCTCGTCCATCGGATCCTCCGGACAACAAAAAGCCCCCGCGGGGGCTGAAACGCATTTGCGGCACACCGGCGCAGCACCTGGCCGAACCGCAATTGCAGCAGACGTCCCGCCCCCGCCGGATCCCGCTATGGCCCTGGGCGTTCAAATCGCTCCACCGGAGCGATTTGCCTTAGGAGGGCACGCCCATCCCCACCAGCTCCCGCTTCTCCGCATCGGTCAGGAAGCCCGCCGACCCGACGCGCGCCCACAGCGCCGCGCGGTCCTCGGCCAGGGCCTCGACCCGCTCGAAGTCGGGCACGATGCGCGCGCCCTCGAAGGCCGGGCCCAGCCAGAAGGTCAGCTCCTGCGCCACCCGCACCACCAGGGGCACCAGCGTCTGGCGCCACAGCGCCCGGTTGGCCTCGGCCAGGTTGGCATAGGTGTTGTCGCCGGGAATGCCGAGCAGCATGGGCGGCACGCCGAAGGCCAGGGCGATGTCGCGCGCCGCGGCGTGCCGCGCCTCGATGAAATCCATCTCGCGCGGGCTCATGGCCACCGCCTTCCAGTCCAGCCCGCCGTCCAGCACCATGGGCCGGCCGGCATTGGCGGCGCCGGAGAACTGCTCCTCGATCTCGCGCTTGAGCCGGGCGAACTGGTCCTCGCTCAGCTGGCCGCCGCCGGCCGAATAGACCAGCGCGCCCGAGGGCCGGGCGGCATTGTCCAGCAGCGCCTTGTTCCACTGCGCCGAGGCGTTGTGGATGTCGAGGCTGGTCTGGGCCGCCTCCAGCGGTCCCATGCCGTAATGGTCGTCCAGCGGGTGGAACAGCGCCATGTGCAGCACGCTCGGCACCGGGGCGGTGTCCTGCGGCAGCCGCGCCGCCCGGCCTCCGGCCCTGTAGTCATAGGCCACCGGCCAGCCGTCCGGCCCGGCCACCACGCTCATGCGGTCCGGCCGCAGCACGAAGAGCGCGCGCACCGCCCCGTCGACGATGCCGGCCTGCAGATAGGCGTTGCCGGCGGTCTGCAGATAGGCATAGACCGCCTCCAGCATCTCGGCGCCCGATTGCCGCCCGTTGGGGCGGTGGAGCAGCGCCAGCAGCGGATGCTCGCTCACCGCCCGGTCGCCGACATGCACCACCAGGGGCACCCGGTTGGCCGTCTCGGCGATCAGCCGCACGCAGCGATAGACCACGGGGTTGCGCGCGAAGCCCTGGTTGACAAGGCTGGCATAGCCCCGCCCGCTCCATTGCGCCGGCCCCAGCTGGCTCAGCGTCAGCACGGTGTGGCCGGCGAAACCCTTGGTCTCGGCGGGCGCGTTCGTCCGGCCGCCGAACAGGCGGCTCATCCAGTTGGGCATGTCGTGGTCTCCGCGCCGGTCGTCCCCGCGACGGCGGGAACCTCTGGTTCATGGCTACAGGCCGCGCACGCGCGGCCGCATCTCGTTCAGCAGCAATTCGGTCAGCGCCCAGACCAGCGCGTCCACCCGGTCGGGCGAATGGCCCTCGGCCTTGCCGTCCGGCCCGAAGGCGCACAATTCGTCCTCCAGCGCCGTCAGGCCCCGGGCATGGGCCACCAGCCCGCGCGCATAGAGCGCCGCCACCGGCTCGGCCCGCACCCATTTGCCGCGGCTGGCGCGCACCGCGCGCACCGGCACGGCCGCGTCCACCTGGCGGATCACCTGCTGCACCAGGTCGCCGCCTTGGTTGACCTCGACCACGATGGCGTCGGCCGCATGGGCGTGGAACGCCGCCACCGCCCGCCGCGCCCAGGCGAGGGGCGGGGCCTGCCGCAGCGTTGCGTCCTCCAGCACCACGGCGCCCTCGCCCAGCCGGCCGGCCACCACGATGCCGCAGGCATCCGAGCGCGCCGTGCCGGTCACCGGCGGGTCCACCGCCACCACGATCCGGCCGTCCGGGGCGCCGTGGGGCGCCGCGAACATGTCGCGCCGCCAGAGCGCGTCCGGCCGGTCCTCGATCAGTTCGCCGTCCAGCTCCTGGCGCCCCAGTACCGTGCCGCGATAGCGCGCCACCACGGCGTCGAGGAAGCGCGGCGCCAGGAACCGGCGGTTGTCCGCGGTGGTCATGCGCACCACGCGGGTCTGCTCGTCGGCCAGCAGCCGCTTGATCAGCCGCGTCGGCCGGGGCGTCGTCGTCGCCAGCTGCCGCGGCCGGTCGCCCAGCCGCAGCCCGAACTGCAGCATGTCCCAGGCGTCCTCGGCGCGCGGCCACTTGCCGATCTCGTCGCACCAGGCGGCGGCGAATTGCGGCCCGCGGAAGCGCTCGGGGTCGGATGCGGTCAGGATGGCCGCCTCCACCCCGTTGGGCCAGACCAGCCGGCTGCGGCCCCTGAGGATGGGCCGCTCGTGGTCGGGGTGCACGGCGATGAGCCCGCTTTCGCCCCGCACCATGATGTCCACCGCCTCGGTCATGGTCTCGCCCACCAGCGCGATGGGCGAAATCCCCCGCCGCGCCAGCCGGCGCACCCATTCGGCCCCGGCCCGGGTCTTGCCCGAGCCGCGCCCGCCCATCAGCAGCCAGGTGGTCCAGTCGCCCGGCGGCGGCCGCTGCTCGCGCCGCGCCCAGGCCGGCCAGCAGAACAGCAGGCGATGCACCGCCTCGTCGCTCATGCCGGCGACCCTGGCGGCGTTATTCCCCTGCGGCTTGATCAAGGCGCTTGACCAGCTTGGCCCTCAGGTCCGTCATGTCCTTGCGGCTCGGCGGCTCCACATTGCGCTCGGCAGCGCCGAGCTCGATCAGCTTGTCCATGGTCTTGACGTGATCGGCCAGCATCCTGGCCCGCTTGTCGATCGGCATGTCCGTCGCCCCTTCCAGTTCCCTGATCTGGCCGTCCAGCACCCGCAGCATCCGCGCCACCAGATGCGTCCGGCTCGGCGGGTGGGCCTTGAGGCTCAGCCAGCCTTCCTTCTCGCGCCGGTAGCGCAGTTGCGCCAGGCTGACGCCGTGGCGCTCGCAGATCGTCGCCGGGATGAACAGCCTGCCCTCATATTCGGCGCGAATGGTCGCCCAGTCGGGCGGCCGCCTCCGGCCATCCCTGCCCGATCCATCCATCCCGCCGCGCTCCGAAAACCCCGCCGCCGACCCAATATGTCGACCATGCCCGAACACTAGCAGATCACCGTGACGCGGGGATAAGCGGGACAACTTTCCCGCTCGGCCTG